TCCTACTCGCTGCACCTGAACACTTGTTCTTAATCTTAATAATAGATGCGATTACTTTTCTATTCGTTGAGTTTACGACCATTGGCTTAACCGCTTCCATAAACTCTAAGAAATATCCGTCTGTTCTGTTTCCTGATACATCTACGCCTGTATTATAATATGCGTCTTTAATTGTTAAGATACATTTACCTTTTTCGGCTGATATCATATCTACATCAACACCAGCTAAATGGGTTGACTTTCTGTACTTCATACAATCTATATTATTTTCTTTCATCTTGTTTGTTTTTATCTATTCGTTGTTGTGCTTTTTGTATTGATACTTTGTTGTACATTTCTTTGTGTTTAAGAATATGTTTCGCTTCGTCTAGTCTCATAAGTCGTTATGTTTATAACATTGTTCGCTGCAAAAGTCTTTCCCTTGCTCTATTGGTTGCTCACACTCTAAACAAGTGTTAACGTTATCGTAATCTTCATTGTATTGGTCTAAATCGTTATCGAATGTTTCCATATTATTTTAATCTAAAGTCTTTGTTAGTGTTGATATCCTCTTTTAGTTTTATTTCTTTTATCAATCGCTTTGCATCCTGCTGGGTATCACACTCAGCAATTAACTCATATTTCTTTTGATATACTTTTGTCTTCTTACTCATATTGCTTTAAATAATTACGTGTTAATTCTAATTGTTCGTCTGTCGGTGTTTCCCTGTTACCCATATCTATGTCGAATTCTACAAATACATCGTGTCTAAAGTCATATATTATACTAAGGTATGCAATGCTATCGGAAATAAACAAAGATAGCGTACAACCTTGCTTAATGGGTTCTTGACTATGTAGCAAGATGCGAAACTCTTTATTTTTTAAATAACTCATCGTTTTGTTTTGCGATTTCATCATAAACTTCTATTTTACCCTCTGTAACTGCTATTTTAATTTCGGTTTCTAATTGTTGCAACTTAGTTTCTAGCCACCAATTATCGCTTGAATTTGCGTATTGTTTTAATGCTTCTAATGTTTCTTTCATAATGTTATCTTTTTATACTGTGGATTGCTCTGGCTAATTCTTTTAAAAAATTGTATAGTTTTTTCATAATGTTTTTAGTTTGCGGTAATACTACCATCTGAATAATGTAGGCATATTACACCCGTTTGTAAAATAACCACGTTCGTTACGTGCTTTGTGTTGAAAATCTTGTTTACTGCTCTTTTAATTAGTTTCATATCTTTTAGTTTATGGGGTTTTTACACCCCGTTGTTTTAATTTTCTAATTCTTCTAATTCAGTAGATATTTTACTCATTTCTATTTGTATGTCTTCTAGTTTTTCTGATAAATCAATTTGTTCAAAATCAGTATAAACTACAGTGTTTTTTTCAGTTCTTAAATATTTTTTATTTAAAGAATTAAATTTTTTATTTAAAGTTTCTATTTTTTTTGAAGTTGTCATAATATGTTTGTTTTTAATTATACATCAAAGATACAACATCATTTTAGTTCTGAAACTACTTTTGTGCTATTTTAACATAACTTTAACATATTAATGTAAAGTAAACTGTAAAGTGTAAAGCGTTTGTAAAGTCGAGTTTACACTTTTTTTTGATGTAACGTATTGATTCTCACAGCCTTTAACTCATATTTGTAAAGTACTTTACACTTTACACCTATATAAATAAATATTTTTATTTTTACTTTTTTTTAAAATTACATTAAAAAAGTGTAAACTTTACACTCTAAAACGCTACAACACTTGATACCATTAGAAACAACCCTCAAAACACTTTACACTTTTCTGTAAAGTACTTTACACTTTACTTTACACTTTACAATATTAGTATAATAATATATTGTTATTAAGTATTATACTATAGTAAGTCTATTATTATTACCTTTACGTTATGAAAACTATGTTAGAGAAAGTATTTGACGACCACACTAAGTGGATTAATACAACCAAACGCTTTGGATGCTCTAAAGAAGAAGCAGAAGACATAGTTGGCGATATGTATTGTATTATCGGTAAGATGCTCAACAAAGGTTTAGATATTAGTTATGGGGATAGTGTAAATTATTTCTATATCTATAGAACTCTAAAGACATCTTTTCTGCAATTAAAGAATAAACAAACAAAAGAGAATGCAATATCTTTAGACAATGATTTCGATGTTTATTTAGAATCATCCGAGCCTATAGACTTTGATATAGCTAACAATAAAATATTAGATGCCTTAGATAAAATGCATTGGTATGATAAAAAGATATATAATTTAATACAATATGAATACTCAATCACTAAGCTACATAAAAAGACAGGTATAAGCTATCATAGTTTATACAATACATATCGAAAAGTTAAACAACAACTAAAAGAATTGTTATAATGAAAAAAATACTAATATTAATACTTACCTTTTATAGCTGCACTACAATAGATGATACAGTACTATATTGTGATTGCACCGAAACAATATATTCTTTAGAAACTAAAGCAACGATAAAAAAGTTAGATGGATGCTATAATGATTTTGAAATACAAGACTTTAAGTACTTAGATGGTAGAATTAAAATAATAAATTGTGAATAATCTAATTGTATATTTCGTATGTGCTATGCTCGTATGTATGGTGCTATTAAAAAAAGAAAAATGAAACTAGGGAATCTAATTGAATTAATTACAAGATACACAGGTATAAAATGGATTATTAAAAGTATATTTGGGGATGCTTGTCGATGTGATGAAAGAAGAGATACTTTAAATGATATAGAGTTATGGTAGATGATGTAAAATTGTGGGGCGATGTACGTGCTAAGATAGTAAACAAGCTTTCTAACGAACACTTCAAGATAATGTGTGTGCTTCATTCAAAATACTTTAATCATCGGTATAACGAGCCTTGTACTTGTAATAAAAGAATACTTAGACAATGGATATTAGATTTAGATAACAAACTCCTTGCCAATTAAAGTCAGCTACTAAATTAGGGCGTAGTACGGATGAGTGTTGGTGAGGGTTTTAATAAAATATAATTATGAAAAATAAAAAGTTTACGGTTAATGAAAGAATAATACTGCTTGAGAAAATGACGTACAAATTAGCGTTAGAGATACAAGCTATTGTGAACGCTATTAAAAAAACTAAATAAGAAATATAAGTTCTTTGCTTGAAGATAAACGGTAACGTGTTCTAATGTCGCGAGTGATGCAAGTTAAATTCTTGTGGTTACTAAACTGTATCAGCAGTTGTGTTTATTGTAGAGGTGTGGTCAACTATAATATTATAGTTCAGCATTGTACTGAAACTTACACAAAGAACTTTTTAATATTAATAACTAAATATAAACAAAATGACGAAAGTAATTAAGAAAGACGAAGTAATTAAGGTAGATGATAAACTAAACGACCAAGAAAAACAAGCGTTAAACATCTTGATTCAAGCGGTTAAAATCGCAACGACTAAAGGATGCTTCGAGTTAGACGATGCTATAGTAATCGGTAATTCAAAGAACATTGTTGAAGGTCTTTTAAAATGATAAAAGAAATAGGGATTTTTGTTATTTCAATTATATTGTTAAGTTTTTGTTTTTTGTCGACTAAAATATTCTTTAACAACATTAGTGTTTATTCTTTTATAATACACTATCTTGTTTGTTTGTTTGTAGTTGTTTGTTTAGATTTAATTAATAAATAATCATAGAACTATAATAAAATATAGTAATATATCTATTATATAACTATAAGGTTTGAATAATCAAATTTTATCAAAGACTATGGAAAACGAAAAAAGAGGTGGCAAAAGAGATAACGCAGGTCGTAAATCAAAGAGCGAAGAGGTGCAAATGATTGAACGTCTTACACCTTTAGAACCTAAAGCATTTGAAGCGTTAGAAAAAGGAATCGAGAACGGGGATTTTAAATATGTGCAAATGTTTTATAACTACTACGCTGGTAAACCAAAAGAAACGAAAGACATTTCTATAACGTCTGAGCAACCTTTATTCGATTTGTAAATGTTTCAAAGCACAACGGCAATTAAGAAGTTACACGCACTTACAAAGCGTAAGAAAGTAATACAAGGGGGTACGTCAGCGGGTAAAACTTTTGGTATACTCCCTATTCTTATTGATAGAGCAATACGAACACCTCAATTAGAAACAAGTGTTGTATCTGAATCTATCCCGCATTTACGTAGGGGTGCAATGAAAGACTTTCTTAAAATAATGATATCAACGGGTCGATATCGAGATGGTCAATGGAATAGGTCAGCACTTAAATACACTTTTACGAATGGTTCTTACATTGAGT